CATGCTAGGGGTGCAACTATTGAAATGAAGCCAGAATATCAAGTAGGTGGCCCCGATGATGTATCAACAACACCCATCACAGAAGAACAACGCGCCGCAATGGATGTTATGTCGGTTGCAAACTACATGCGCCTTGAGGGGCAGTTAATGTCATACTGCAAGCCTTTCTTGTCAGAATTCAAACAGTGCGTTGATAATGACTACCCAGCGGGGCCAAATTTCATCACGGCACTAGATATGGTGCTGAAGGGGTTGCAAGGTGAGCAAAACCGTGCTAAACGTATTCTGCGAAGCGGCTAGTTATTGAAACAGGCTGCTTTTAGTTTTTAGACAGAACAACACCCGCCTCGCCTCTCATTGATGCGCCTCTAGGCGGGTTTTTTATTGTCCAAACCCCAACAGTCAGGCAATCCAATGAAAGCCCTAATCATAGCGTTAACGCTAACCCTTATCTATTCCCCAACACACGCACAATCCAAGTGTGAAAGCTACGGCAGCTTAATCAAGCGCATACTAGCGGAAAAAGCAGTGCGAAAATTCAGGTGGATTTCGGTTAATCAAAGTATTGTTGAACTATGGGCAAATGACGAGGCAATAATTGTAATCTCACATCTTAACGGCGTGGCGTGCATTATCGACGCAGGGTATCCAGCGGATCTACCCGTGTAAGGTATAGGCCATGCGACCTACAGATGAAGAAATAACCAAAGCGGTTGGACAGCATGGCAGTGCTGCACAGGCGGCAAGGGCTTTAGGCTTTCCAGAGCGTTCATTTCGCAGATGGTACAAAAAGTTAAAATTCATCACACCAGAACAGGGCGATAAGTGCCGTGACTTTGGTATAAACCCCGATCACCTACGGGGCGGATGGATAAAAGACAAAGGCGCAAGCTATCGCTTTGCAATACCAGAGCAAGAGCAAGACCGTGACGACGTTGTGCAGGCGATTAAAGACGCGCTGGCAGACATTAAGCCATCAAAGGCAACACCAGCACCTAAAGGCACTCAAAGCAGCCTATGTACTTATTATCCGTTAGTTGATGTTCATTTGGGAATGTTATCTTGGGGCGAGGAAACGGGCGAGGATTACGACAGCAATATAGCCCGACACAGAGTTAACGCAGCAATGCTTGATCTGGTATCATCTGCCCCTAATTCAAAACGCGGCGTAGTGTTAAACATTGGTGATTTCACCCACGCTAACGATGCAACAAACAAAACTGCATCTGGTCATGTACTGGATGTAGATAGCCGTATGTATAAAACAATATTCGCGGCAACCGAACTCGCAGCAACTTGCATAGAGGCGGCAAAAGAAAAACATGAAACTGTTCTTTATCGTGGCTTGCGTGGTAATCACGACAGGGATGCCCATATCGGGGTTACTTGCGGCTTGGCTAACAGATACGCCAATGATCCGCGCGTGGATATACTAGCAGACCCAAACGACTTCTTTGCGGAGCAATGGGGCCGTAACATGGTGTTTAGTCACCACGGCGATAAAGCAAAGCCAGAACGCTTGGTAATGTTTGCAGCGGATGAATACGCGAAGGTATGGGGATCGACAAAATATAGGTTCTGTTGGACAGGGCATATCCACCATAGAAGCGCAAAGGATATGGGCGGCATGTTGTTTGAATCATTCAGAACGCTTGCACCTAGAGATGCATACGCACAATCACACGGCTATTCATCACGACAAAGCATGGTTGCCATCACCCTGGACAAAGAACACGGCGAACGGGTTAGAAATCAGGTGAATTACTAATGAGCGACAAAACACCTTTAAGAGTACAGTTAATGCACACAGCCGCAGAATTAACATGCGGCAATCGGAATGCAGACTACGGTGACACATACGAGAACCACAAGGCAATCGCTGAGTGTTTCAATGCAATGACAGGCCACAACCTATCAGCCGCAGAGATAGCAAAGGTACATATCGCAACAAAGCTATGTCGTATGAAGGTAAGCCCGCTTAAAGCAGACAGCTACATTGACCTCATAGCATATACAGGCATCGCATTAGAGTGTGAAACGGCAGAACAATGACAATATGGCAGATACTCTGGAAGTTAATACGGCCAATCTGCAAACAGCTATATCGAATAAGCTACGCTATAAACGGATTAACGGGTGGAAGCTTCAAAGAACTACTCTGCATCCGCCTATATCGGTGCATGGATAACGCAGACACAGCAAGCAAAGAGTTAATATATGAGGGCTTAATCGCGCTTATCGACTTCTTTGCATTCAAACCCCGCCATTGTGAGCGGATGTATAGGTTGTACGGGCAGTAAACTAGCACAAAACAAATCCAAGAGGTGTTTAAAATGAAGAATACAGTAAACTCAAAAGATGAGGGTTATGTTAACCAAGCGTTTAACCCATCAAATGATGAGCGTGTTGATAACATTAAATCAGCGGCGCAAACTTTGGCGGAGGCTATCGGCAACAACTGCGTAGACGGCCCGCTTAAGGATAAGGCGATGATTGATTGTCAGTCTGCGTCTATGTTCGCAGTAAAAAGCTTATTTTCATAACGTAAACTAGCATAAATCGTTACAAACCTTACGTTTTACACACGGTAGACACCGAAAAGATTGCACAAACCATAACAAATCAACACATAACAGGAGGCCAACAACCCGAAAGGGACTGGACTGAACGTATGGCAAACCCCAACCCATCACCAGAAACACGCTTCAAAGAAGGCAACAAAAGTAGCGGCGGAAAGACATCAGAGCAAAGACGCCTAGAGTATGAAGCCGCCGAAATGGCAGCTAATCTTCGTCATGCTATGCTTTCCGATATGACGGAAAGGGTTCGCAAGGCCATAGAAGATGATCCAGACGCGGCAGGGACTGCATTAAGCTTGTTGGGGAGTGACACCTTACGATTGATGAAAGACAGCGAAGATAGGGCGCACGGAACACCGACAAGCACACAAGAGATAAGCGGCCCTGATGGTGGCCCAATCTCATTCGAAAAAATGCACTTAGCACCCTTAGAAGCTGATGAACCCAACGATTAGACTACCCCCTAAGCTTATACCTGTATTTCAGGGCAAGGCTCGTTACAGGGGCGCATATGGCGGTCGGGGCAGCGGTAAGACTCGAAGTTTTGCAACAATGGCAGCAGTACACGGCGCAAGATGTGCGCAGGCTAATAGACCGGGTGTTATTCTTTGCGCGCGTGAGTTTATGAACTCGCTTGATGAAAGTTCATTCGCAGAGGTTAAGGCCGCAATCGAAGCAGACGCCTTTTTGTCAACTTGGTATGACATTGGCAAAAAATACATACGCACGGTGGACGGTAAGGTTGAATTTACTTTCTCAGGAATGCGTCACAACATTGACAGCTTAAAATCTAAGGCGCGTATTCTTCTTTGTTGGATAGATGAGGCCGAGCCAGTAAGTGAAATTGCATGGCGCAAGTTAGTTCCAACGGTACGGGAACACGAGTCAGAGATTTGGGTAACATGGAACCCAGAGCGCAAGAACAGCCCAACACACTTAAGATTTAGATGCGATGCGCCTGATGGGGCAAAGATTGTCGAACTTAATTGGCGCGACAATCCAAAGTTTCCAGACGTTCTTGAGCAAGAGCGGTTAAATGATTTTACTAAGCGTCCAGACCACTATCCCCACATATGGGAAGGTGAGTTTGTAACCGTCAATGAAGGCGCATATTTTGCAAAGGCTATATCAGTCGCGCGTTCTGAAAACAGAATAGGCCATGTAGCTGGCGACCCACTTATGACAACCAGAGCAATCTGGGACATTGGTGGCACAGGTGCAAAGGCTGATGCGTGTGCAATATGGATAGCACAGTTTGTTGGGCGCGAAATAAGGTGGCTTGATTACTACGAGGCCCAAGGCCAACCGCTTGCAACACATGTAACGTGGTTACGTGAAAATGGATATGGCAGCGCAATGTGTGTTTTACCTCACGACGGGGCCACAAACGACAGGGTCCACGACGTATCATATGAAAGCGCATTAGGACAGGCTGGGTTTGAGGTTCAAGTTATAGCCAACCAAGGCACAGGGGCCGCGATGAAGCGTGTAGAGGCTGCAAGGCGTCTATTCCCGTCAATGTGGTTTAATGAAGATAAATGCAGCGCGGGCTTAGATGCTATCGGCTGGTATCACGAAAAACGAGACGACGAGCGCGGCATTGGCTTGGGGCCAAACCACGATTGGGCGTCGCACGGTGCTGATTCCTTCGGGCTTGGTGCTGTTGCTTATGAAATGCCTCAAGGCAAGTCCAAAGAACCTAAGTTTGAGCGCAGGAAGGTTATTTAATGGAAACTATTTCCATCATTGCAGATATGGTGCGCGAGTCTGAACGGCACGCGGACACCCTTTCAAAAGACCGCTTGCGTGCTATCGAGTATTACCAAGGGGAAATGAAAGACACGCCTTCAGATACAGGGCGTTCGAAGATGGTAACTCGCGATGTGCGGACAAGCATAAAAAAGGTTTTACCGTCACTAATGCGCACGCTTCTAAACGCTGATGAGGTTGTTGAATTTCAGCCTGTCAGTGAGGATGATGAAGAGGGCGCGGCACAATCAACCGATTACGTTAATCACATAATTCTAGCCGAGGCGGGCGCACGCGATGCTATTCACGACGCCTTACACGATGCTTTGCTGTTGCGTAATGGAATTTTGAAGTGGTGGCATGATGAGCGTAAGACGGTCAAGATTAGTAAGCACACGGGCCTAACAGACGACGCCTTCGCACAGCTTGCATCTGATGATGACGTTGAGGTGCTGGAACACAGCGAATACGAGGACACTGTTGAACAAGAGAGCCAAGAAACACCTGTTTTGCTACATGATGCAAAGATACGCAAAACATCAATGGACAAAAAGATATTATGTTCGGCTGTACCACGTGAACGGTTCTTAATTCATCCCGACGCAGTAAGCCTTGAAGATAGCTTAGTAGTTGGTGAAAAAACCAGCATTAGAAGGGGCGATCTAGTCGCAATGGGCTATGACCGCGATATGGTTAGCAAGCTATCTATTGCCGATGCTGACGATACCGAAAGGGATGCGCGGCGCGATGTGGATGGTGACACAAGTGAAGCCGAAATGGCTAACGAGCTTATTGATTATTATGACCTGTATATCCGCATTGACAAGGATGGTGACGGAATTGCCGAATTGCGCCATATGTGTTTTGCGGGCGGTTTAGCTGAAACAAACCTGCTTGAAGATGACGAAGTTGATGACGTTCAGTATTGTGACGTTTCAGTTATGGAACAGCCCCACCAATGGGAAGGCATTTCACTAGCCGATGATTTAATGGACTTGCAGCGCACCAAGACTGTGTTGCTGCGTCAAACCTTGGATAATCTATACTGGCAGAACAACCCGCAACCGTCTGTTCAAGAGGGTGTGATTGTAAACATGG